GCAACGTATACTGTAATAACACATGAGTATATTATAGACACAGCACTACAAAGTCTTGCAGATGCAGGATTTGTAGTGACAGAAGAAAAATATAGATGTAATCAAGGAGCAAAAGTTGCTCAAGGTATTTACAATATTAGTTATGGTAATGATCCTGATCTATCTATGATATTTGCATGGACAAATTCATATGATAAAAGCACACGGTTTAGGTGTGCTATTGGAGCTAACGTAACTGCAAGTGGAGCATCTATTATTAAGAAAACTTCTGCATGGGACAGGAAGCATACAGGTAAAGCACTAGAAGAAGCTACTGAAACTATTCAAGCTATCATAGCTGATGCAGATAGTTATTTTAGTGAGTTAGTTTCATTAAAAAATGTGATGAAAAACATTCCTATATCTAGTCCTGCACACGTTATAGAAAATCAAATGGTTGAGTTTCTTGATAAGTCAGAAAAACTTAAAGACGCAGGAGAAGAAGAGGAAGCAGTGATTGCAATGGATAATGCTAATTATTTAGCTAAGTCATTTAAGACAGCTGCAAAGAGAGGGTTTGGTCACATTATGGGTGATCTTTATTTTACAAAAAGATTACTTACAGGTGATCAGGCATCTATATGCATGAGAGAATCTGATAATCCAACCTATACATATGGTACAGGAATCAATTCGTTGTGGACAGCATACAATTATATTTTATGTAGTCTAAAAATAACACATCCTAAATTGTGGATGGATACGCAAATGTCAGTGCTCTTACATTTTATGGATGAGTATGATCTTACCGTGTTTGATGAAGATGATACAGTAGCTACAACAGATCCAGTACCACCTGTAACAGGAGAAGGTGAATTTGAAGACAATATAGAAGAAGAAGAAGTAGATGATACGCCTGAGATCACAGGAATTCCTGATGGTAATACAATGTCTGATACTGATGATGAGGAAACTAAGGAAAGGAAACTTGTGGATATGCATCTATATAAAGGAATGGAGGCTAAAGCTAATGAAGATACATCACCTGAATTAGTTGATGTCACGGCAGAAGATGACGGCAAACTGGTACCAGAATATGCGGATACTGCAGGTAACGTAGATTATCCTGAAGTTGATTTCAATAGTATGCATGCAGAGCATTTACAAAACGTTCCTGCTGATAATGTAGCAGAAGCTACTGAAGCTGTAACAGGTGAAGCAAACAATGATAACAAAGTTTATCTAGATGCAGGTGACTATCCTGGTGCAAGCGTAGGTCAATTTGTAGATGTAGATGGAGTAATATATGAGATAACAGGAGAGACAGCAGTTGATGGAGATGTATATTATGAAGCTACTGAATATAACATGGATGAAGTAACTAGTACTGAAGAAGTTGTACAAGAAGTTGTACAAGAACCAGTGCTCCCAGAAGCTCCATTACAAGAGCATGTTGTAGATATGGAAAAGCAAGAAGCAGAGAATAATGTTGATGAGGTAATACCATCTGTGACAGATGTAATACCACCTCTAGCAGATTTTGAACTAGAGGAGACAGTAGAAGAAAATACTGTTGATACTGGTAATAAAATATTCAAAGCTATTGCAGAAGAGTTAACAGAATTGTACGGTGAGCCATTTGACACATTTAAATATGAGTTGATGGATGATCAGTACAACATAACACTTGATTCAGGTGAGTCTGTAGTACTTAGTGCTGCATACATTGACAATATGGTTGATGAAGACTAGCCAAAGGTGGGACAAGCGGGAGGTGGAAACGCCTCCTGCAATGTCTTTTAGATTATAGTATGAAGAATGAAGTAACTTTAGTTAACAGAAAAACATTTAAGATTAGAGAATCAGGGCGGAGTACTGATTTTATATCACCAAGTTTTGGGCACGGTTGTCTTTATAACTGCAGCTACTGCTACATGAAGAGGCATAAGTTTAAAGATTTAGACATAGCTAAGAATACAGGAGATATATTAACTCATATAAATAATCATGTATATTTTACTCCAGTTGATAAACCAAATCAAACACATAGTAAATATATTACTTATGATATTAGTTGTAATGAAGACTTTGCATTGCATTTAAAGTTTCATAATTGGCAAAGGATCTTTGATTTTTTCAAAGCTCATGAGTTAGCAATGGGATCTTTTGCAACAAAGTATGTCAACAACAAATTACTCACATATAATCCTGAAGGTAAAATAAGAGTAAGATTTAGTTTGATGCCCCAAGAGTGGGCAGATAAACTTGAGCCTAAGACTAGCTCTATGATAGATAGAATAAAAGCTATTAATCGTTTTATAGATGCTGGTTATGATGTGCATATAAATTTTAGTCCTGTTATATATAAAGAAGGATGGTTAAAGTTATATGAAGATCTATTTCATATGATTGATAATATGGTTGATCATAAAGATAAAGTAAAAGCTGAAGTAATTTTTCTGACACACAATGCTAAAAAGCATGAATTTAATATGGTAAATAATTTACCAGGTGAGGAGTTATTATGGACACCAAGATTTCAAGAAGATAAGAAATCACAATATGGTGGTGACAATATTAGATATGAGCACAACTTAAAGAAAGAGCTTATCAAAGTTTGGACTAATGTTCATGACAAAATAATTCCTTGGAATACAATACGTTATATTTTTTAAATTTAAATTATGAGTTTAATCAAAAGAGCAATGGATGAGATCCGTGAACGCGGATGGCCTCTTAATAATGAATCGCTAGAACGTCTTGTCAAAGAACGTTTAGCAAAACAGAAAAAGGAGGAAGATGAAGCTAATAAAAAATAAATGGGATGTAAAGCAGATAAATATAAATGATGCTAGAGAATTTGTAGAAGAGTATCATTACGCTCATGGTGCTGCAAGAACTGCAGTAGCGTGTTACGGTTTATATTACAAAGGAGATCCTAATACATTACATGGTATATCCTGGTGGATGCCTCCTCCTTTAGGAGCAGCAAAATCAGTTGATACAAATCACAGAAGTGTATTAGCTCTAAGCAGGTTTTGTCTTGTAGATGACAGACCAGAAAATGCTGGATCTTATTTAATTAGTAAAAGTATAAAGCATCTTGATAAATGTAAATGGAATACACTTCTTACATATGCTGATACTGCTTTAGGTCATAACGGTGGCTTATACAGAGCAGCTAATTGGAACTATGATGGTATGACAGGTAAGAATCCTATATATTGGGATCCTGTTAATGAATGCATGGTTTCAAGAAAGAAGGGCCCTAAAACGTATGGTAAAAAAGCTATGCTAGATATGGGATATGAATTTAGAGGTAAGCATGCAAAGCATAGGTTTATATATCCTTTATCTAATAGAAAAGGTATAGTAGTTAAACCTAAGTCTGCAGAGCCAGATTACGTGCAGAAAGAGTTAGCATTTACTAAGGATGGTAAAATAGTAAAGTAATGAAACGTAATATTTTAATAATTGTATTAATGATATTGAATATGTTATCAATAATACATATCTCTTATCTACATAGAAAAATAAAAGATAAGGAAGAAAAACACCAAGCTATAATAAGAAACTTTGAAATAGTTGAGAAAGAATATAAGCAGCTATATGAAGATTATAATTTTCTTGAGTCTGCTTATGATATGTTAGAAGAAGAAAATCATATACTAGGTTCTTATATAGCTGATCAATAATAATAATATGGCACAATTTGAAGAAAGAGTTGTCTCAGTACTACAAGATTTGTCTGAGGCAACAAATAGGATGGCTAATACTATGGAAGAAAATGCATATAAAACTGATCCTATTGAAAGAATAAAACTGGCAAGAGCGCAAGCTATGTCAGATACATTTAAAGATAGACTAATAGAACAAGGTGATGAGTCCTTTGTAAAATGGGCGGAAAACCAAGTCAATATTAGTTTTGATGAATTAGCTGAAGCTAATGATAATATAGATGATGTTTAGTTTTCTATTTATTGTATTAGCTGCTATATGCAATGCTGTTATGGATGTCTGCAGCCACCATTATTATAAATCTATATTTCATAAATATGGATTTAAAATGATATGGTGGAATGCAGAACTATCCTGGGCAAATAAATACATAGAAGGTACTCCAGTATTTGGTAGAACCTACTGGTTAATTTTTAATATCAAAATAATAAAACCTGTGCAGGTAACTGATGCATGGCATTTGTTTAAGATGTTTATGATAATATTTATAGTATTATCTATAATAACTTACAACGGTAGTATGTTTATGTCAGATAATTTTCTTATATTTTTATTGGACATGCTTATCTATGGCTGTCTATGGAACTGCACATTTTCATTATTTTACAATAGAATTTTAAAATGCAATACTTAGATATAGAATTAGAAAAAGGCTATAGATATGAAATAGAAAATGATGAGTTTCCTATTAGCCCAAGAGATCCAGATATAGGTGATCTATGGTGTAAGTTAGTTACATTCCACGGTAGATATGATCTATCAGATAAACATAACTATGTTAAAGATAACTATGACAGTTGGGATGAGCTACAAGATGCTATAAAGAAATTTGAAAGGCCATTGGCAATACTACCTGTATACTTATATGAACATGGAGGTATTAGAATAAGTACTGTACCTTTCGGATGTGAATGGGACTCAGGTCAGATTGGATTTGTATATTGTACAAGAGATGATGTAAGAAAATATGGACCTAGAATTAAGACTACTGTAAACGGTAAAGCAGAGAAGAAGTTAGAGGAACATCTTAGAAAAGAAATAGATTTATATGACTTATATATATCTGGACAAACATACATGATAAAAGTTTTTAAAGAAGATTTTAATGGTGAAGAAGAACTCATTGAAGCTGTAGGAGGTTTTTTTGGAGGTGATTTTGAAAACAATGGTATTCTAGATTATCTAGAACCATATAGATTATTAACATCTTTAAACTAAATTTTGGTTATAGGGAGGGGTACGCCTCTCCCTTTTTTTTTAATTAATAAAATTTTTTTTATGGATAAGAAAGAATTAGAAGTAAAGATTGCAGAATTAGAAAAGCAATTAACAGGTGATATGTTTCAAGATATGGAAATAAGGGATGAGATACATAATTTAGAGATGAAAATAAAAGGAGTAAAACCAGAGGATTCACATTTTGACTGTATTGGTTGCGGTTCTTGATTTTTATTTGTATATTATATATAGGCCTAATTATTTATAAAACATTTTAAAATGAGCAAAAAGATTGATTACTTAAATCTATCAAAGTACGTCAAGTTACCGCATGATAGACAGCCCGCATACATAGGGCACATAAACTATGCACTAGAAAACAGCGGTTCTTCTGAACCAGTGACTGTAACATATAAGCAAGATTCTCCTACAAATGTAACCGCAAAAGTCAACGTTACTTCAGGTGACATATTTACTTTAGATTTACAAGGCATATCAGCTAGTACAACTACTGTAAATATTTATCTAACTACAGATGCCGCTGGTACACTAGCTGAAGAATCAGGATCATATGGTGCTAAACAAATATGGATTAGATGGGGATCGGGTACATCAGGGAATGTAACGGCAACTAATGTACAAGCTGCTAAATATCCTTTAGACGTTCAACCTCCATTTAGTGTAGGACAGAATGCTATTGATGCAGTAACAATACAAACTGGAGTTTTTGATAGATTCCTATGTATTGCTTCACTTGCATTTGACGGTCAAGACTAATACGTAAAATATTAAAGATGGGAAATTTATTAAAACTATTTGGGTTTTGGAGTGCGTCAGAACTCAAATTACCTGTAGTAGTAGGCTTACAAGCTACAGCTGTTACCGCTAATTCAATGACTTTAGGTGCTACATTGAGTTATGAAGGCACTGAAACTCCAGTAACTGATCATGGTTTTGTATATTCTAATAGTGATACTAATCCTAGTATAGGAGATCCTGGTGTAACTCAAGTATCATTAGGGGCACCAGGTCAAGCTGCACCGTTTTCTTTTTCATCTAACATTGGTAGTTTAACAGACACAACTGTATATTACATAAAGGCCTATGCTATAAATCAAGAAGGAATCGCATATACTCCAGTTTTAGAGCAAGAAACAAATTGGGATGCGTTAACTATTAGATTTTTTTTAGGAACTCAAACTACAGCTTATAAATTATTAAAGATAGGTGATTATTATAATAGCAGTACTAGTAGGGTAAAAGTAAAGTTTCCTGATGGTAGTGTTCAATATCCTCCTCAGTCTAATATTATTACAATAGATACTATGGCTTTGACTGATGGTGATTATACATTAGCAATTGCACCTGCTGATAATAATTCAACTTTTGAAAATTTTACTCTTGAGCAAATGGATTCTGCATATGCTAATCCAAAACTTTATCACTGGGGAAATAATAAATGGAAAAGTTTAGCAAAAACTTTTTATGGCACTAACATGGACAGTTTTGCTGATGATCATCCTGACTTATCACAATGTGTTAATCTAGAGTTATGTTTCTTTGGTAGATCAACTTATTTCAATAATGGTAGTCAATTTGTAAATCCTAATTATGGACAAATAGAAGATATAAATCAATGGGATGTAAGTAATGTACAATCTGCACGCGCTATGTTTGCTGGTTGCTATGACTTAGGACGTTTTGGATTTTGTGATTTTAGCTCATGGAATTGGGCAAACTGTTCAAACTTTGAAAGTATGTTTCAGAATTGCACTAACACAGGTGATATTGGTGGTAGTGCTGTACCTCCAGGAGGATTAGATCTTAGCGGTTGGCAATTTTCTCAGGATCCAAACTTAGTTGTAAATTTTGAAACAATGTTTCAAAATATGTATAAATGGGAACCAGGTCAATTTGCAGGCCAAGGTGATTTATTTGATCTATCAACAGCTGGGTTTACTAAGTTTCGCATGGATCTCATGTTTGATCAAATGCAAAATTTATGCACTAGGATTCCATCTGCAGGTCTTAATATAGAAAAAATTATACAAAAATTTAGTCAATGTACTGGAGCTGATCAATTTGGAACTCCACCTAGAATGATAGGTACTTTTAGAGGTTGTGGAAATATAAATAGAGGTCTTACAATTGATTTTACTGGTTTAGATTTAGGCAGATTTCATAACTTAAATCGTTGTTTTGCTAATACTAAATTTACACCTCTAAGTAATAATTGGTCTACAATGTTTATTAATGAAGATTGGACAACATATGCACCTACAAGTACTAGAGCAAATAAAGATTTTGCTAGTATGTTTGAAGGTTGTGATTGGGTTCCTCCTTTAGATAACTGGGTCTTTGATGGAGTATTTAGTATGAATCAAATGTTTGCTTATGCTAAGTATGGTTATAAATCTTCATATGCAGCATACAATTCATATGTGTTAGATTTATCTACATGGAAGACATCTATTGATAATAATGTACCAGATCCTAATAATCCTAATGGAACTTTAAGCGCGTTTGGAATGTTTAGATATAATAGAGAAAGTCCTCCTACTGGAACTCCAACTAGTGATTATAGAGGTGCACCACTAGGCATAGAAACATGGACATGGAATGGTGCAAATTCATATATAGACTTTTATAGTACACTGGAATATTGCGATGGTTTTGACAGAGATATAAGCGGATGGGATATGAGAGGTACAACAAGATGTGGATTTATGTTTTATCAATGTACAGACTTTAATAATGGAGGTCAACCTCTAAACTGGACATTTCCAACCACTGCAGTGCCAACAAGTACTAATGCCATAGATGCAAGATTTATGTTTTATGGTGCTGAATCTTTTAATGCAGATATTAGCGGATGGAATGTAAATATTTTTGAACGTATGGATCAGTTTATAGGAAATCCAAATGCTGGTTGTACATTTGCATTTGATCAGAACTTAAGCAATTGGGAACTTGAGAATATGGTTAACATGACTTCATTTCAAATGTCTAATAGCGGTGCGTGGTCAACGGCTAATTTTGATGCAACGTTAATAGGATGGGCAAAAAATATAATTACTCTAGGTAATACACCAACTGGTGTTAGTTTCGGGGTTGATACAAACTGTTCAACTAGACCTAGTTGTTTACCAGCAGCATCTGGAGGTCCATACAATACAGCTGCAGATATAGTCAGTGTACAAGACGCAATAGATTATTTAACTAGTGTAAAAAATTGGACAATAACAACAGGTCCTTGTGTTTAAAATAATAAATTATGAAAGGTATTAATATAACAATGTATGAACCAGGGGTATTAATGTTACTAGATAAAAAGACTGGTTTAATAAGTGATTTAAGAGAATGTGTTAAAAATGCTAGAGTCATAAATACAACATGCAAAGCTGTAAAGTATTACTACATGTCAATGGAACAAGCAATTAAAATAATTGAAAGAGATTATCCTGACGCATATAAACAATATACTGATCAGTTTCCTAAATCTGAAGAAGAGTAGTATGAAAGAATATTTAACTTGGTTTTTTACAAAGCACATTAAGCAGGGATGGGCGCAGATGTTAAAAGTACCTGCTACACTTTACGCAATCATACAAGCAATATATGCCACACCTATTATATGGGATGAATGGTATTATGGTCACATGCCTTTGTGGCCTTTAATAGGTAGCTACATTGCTATCTACGGCTTTTTAATAGGTATGATTTATCACCCTATAAGTATATACAAGAGATTAAAACGTCTTGGAAAACTATAGGGGAGAGGGGTAGACTTGCGGGAGAGTAAAGCTATGCCTGTTAAAGCCAGGGACCGTAAGTTCCTTCTTTTAATTATCTTGAGGATTCTCTTCAGGTTTTTCTTCCGTGTCATCATCATTTGTTGCAGACCAGTCATCCCAATAGATGAATATCCATTCATTTTTTTTATCTCGCATGTTTAAAATTGATTTAGATTTGACACCCAGTGCATTCACCGTCCTTTGTATGCTTAGTTACTTTAAGACATCTATGACACCATATGTTATAGACCTTCTGCATAATAGATTTCTCTGCACGTTTTCTAGCATATAACAAACCCATAAGAATCATAATATATACTCCTACGGCTAGTAATGCATCCATATATACAATATATGGAATTTTTTTTACTAAGTCAAGCTCTCATAGAACTTATCGTTTAACTTTAGCTTGGAATCCTTGGAAACCTTGTACAGCTTTAGCAGCATCTAATGAACTACCTGTTAAACCAAATGCTGTCATAGTATGAGCTAACCATTTGCTACCACCTTTTTGTTGCCAGTCATATGGTCCTATTCTTCTAGTATATTTAGCTTTTGGACTACCTGATAATTCATTTGTAAGATCGTTCCATATAGTAACATAGGCATCAGTTGTAGGACCAAATGCAACAGACTTAAGATCTAGTAAAGAATTGTATTGATATAAACCACCAGTTAGCAAGTTAAACTGTTCATTCTCTGCTCTTACTTGCATTAACAAATGTAAAGCATGTACCTGCATATATCCTGCTAAGTCAAAAGGTCTATTAGGATCATCTTCAGTTAGACCAAAGAAAGGCAATGCGCCAGACTTTTCTTTTAATTTAGCTATTCTATCTTCATCATCTGGATCCCATCCAAATAAACCAAAGGCCATCATAGTTAACCAAAGCATTGCAATTTCAGTTCCAAACTTAATCATAGCAGATTTTTCAGAAGGTGTCATATACTGTATTTCTTTACCTCCTGTTCTTACTATATTCATTATAGATCTACCAGCTTCAATATAATATCCCATTTGCGCTTCACCCAATCCTGGATTTAATCTAGCACGTGGACCACCTTCTCCAAAAAGAGAGCCGCTAAATCCCCAACGCTTCATAGCCATAGTAGTAAAGTAACGTCTCATATATGAAATAAACCTAAACCATACATAACGTTGTGCTTCAGGCTGATCAAATTTAGCGTATGCTCCACCCATATCATTCTGTACCTGCTGCTGTCTATTTTTAAATAACTTGAATAAAGAGTTATTTATCTTAACTGAAGATGCCTCAGCTACTTTGGCATCATACTTTCTGTTGATAGCATCTAATCTATCCTGATACTTTTGTTGTTCTAACATGTCAGCGTTTTGATCTAAAGTTCCTAGATCAGATATCTCCTCCTGTCTATTAGTTTCTTCACTTTGTACGCGCAGTAACTTCTGTTCAAAGTCCTGACCAGAAAGCATATCACTTAGTTCTGCTTCAGGTATGTTATATTCTTTAGCAAGACTAGCAATAGTATCTCCCTCTTTTAATTGATGTACTACAGGTTCTTTACCATATCTAGCATCAATACCAGACTTAAGTACTATTTGATTTTCATCATTTAGTTCCCATGCATCAATGTAGCTAATCTCTTGCTCAACACCATTTACAGTTCTAGTAACCTTCTGTTTATAAGCCATGCCTGCAAACAATTCTAGTGCAGCTTGTATCTCTACCCATTTACGTATACTATATAACCAAGATCCACTAGCAGCATCAGCAGCTGTAGTTCTAGATAAACGTTCACCAAACTTGTCAGCAAATCTATCTTGTATAGGATCAAATATTTCTACTATTTGATGTTTGAGAGGTAAAGCACCGTGCTTTTTATATAGCATCTTACCAGAATATTCAGCCATTAAAGGATAAGCCCAAACCTTACCTTTACCTAAGTTAGGCATATCTATATACTCACCTCCAGCAGCTTGTATCATATGCTGAAATTTCATACCTAAACTATTCTTTAATGCTGAGGGTATATTCAAAGCAAAGAATGCAAAAGAAGCTCTCTTAAATAATAGATTAGATAGATTATGTAACCAAGGTACATCAGCTCCTAAACCTTTTTGATTCATGCCTTCAAACTCTCTTTCAATTAAATTATCTACTGCTTTCTTCCGTACATCTTTATCTTTAGACTTAGCAATATATCTAATAACATTTCTATTAATAAAGTTTTCTTTGTCTATTTTATTAGTATCTAAAACTTTATTCTTACCTACTGTTTTTTGTATAGATCTAACAAAAGGTGATATATTAATTAACTGCTTTTGTCTTTCTGCTGAAAACATATAACGCATCATAGATAGTGTTATATCTGTAGATACATCATTAGCATCTAAATCATACAAACCAGCAATAGGCACATTGGTAACTTCATTGTCAAACATATCAACTCTAACAAGGTTGAACTCTTCGTTTTCATTTAATCCTTGTTGTACATCATCCTTTTCTCTACTATAGAAACCTCTTATTCTACGCGCTAACCATGATAAACCAGATATGCCTTTTTCTTTTAATTCTTTTGGACTTTTAGATTGTAAACCTTCTAACATATTCTTTTGAAAACGCGGAAAGTCTAAATATAGTTTTGAATTCTTACCTAATCCTTCTTGGTTTTTGAGATGGTGTTCTTTAAGTTTTTCTAGTACAGCAAATAAAGCAGGATCAGATGTTCTTAATTCATCATATTTCTCATTTATAAACCTGTTATCTTTGGCACCTGCAGTTTTAGGTAACCAACGTCCACGGTTATCAATAGTTTCTCCTACAATCTTACGTGTTCTATATTTAGTTTTAACTGTTCTATAATAATAATCCATAGAAGGCATTCCTTGTATAGTATCTATTACGTTCCCAACTGAATCTGTAATATCATATGTCTCCATCATAGCCGGATTAGATGGCTTAGTCACACTCCATGCATATAAACGTTCCCACTTCTCTTCCATTTGTTTTATAGCAGGATTCCATTTTTCTACTCTAATGTGATTAGACTTAAACCATTTAGCAAAATCTTCATCTTGTTCTAGCAATGGATCTATCATATAGTCCTCTAACATGTAATCAGCTTCTTGAGGTGTTATGGATCTTTTACCTAGCTCAGACATAAGAACATTAGTATTCAGTTTAGATAACCAATTGTTCATAATGTCAGTGTAGTACTCAGTAGCTTCTTTAGAAGAAAGCTCTCCTAATTCTTTATATAGAGCTGTAAGTCTTGCAGAATCCGTACGGCTTAAACCTCTTTGATTTCTTTTATCAAATAAAGCACGCATGTCACTAACTTCTTTAGGCGTTAGAGTACGTTCTGTATTTAATTGTAGTAGTCTATTTAATTCAGATGATTCAGCTGGAGTAAGACCGCTCTTACCAACAGTTCTTTGTTTGATCTCTTGTAGCTTCTCTTGTAATTCTTTTACTCTAGCCAAACTACCTGCAGATAGTTCTTGTCCTTGGATTTGACCATCATTATCTCTTACGCCTCCTGTTAGTTCTAATATTTGCTCCCATATCTGTGATTGATCTATCTCATCTCTTTCTGCCTTTGGTAGCTTAGACAGTATGTCATTTATTTGACCCAGTAGTCTTTGTTTCTCTTCATAATATTCTTGCTTAATAACAGTCCTGGTGTTCCTGTCTTTCCAAGCTTGCATCATATCATCATAATCTTCATGATTCTCATCTATACCTTTAGCAAGTAATTCTTGTTGATAGTCTCTATATGCATTCTCAAAAGTATTCTTACGTACTTTCCATTCATAAAACTCTCTACCTTCTTTTCTATACTGGCGTAATTCTTCTGCCATAGCTAAAGGAGAAACACCATTCTCATCTTTAACATCAGACTTAAGATTACCATTAAGATCATACATGGAAAAAGCTTGACGGTACTCACGCCACAGTGATTCTATTATATCTTGTGAATCTAGTTTATCTATTTCAGTTGTGTTAGGTGCAGTGACCTCATGCAGTCTTTGAAAGAAGTCTTCCAGGTAAGCAAGAGCAGCTCTACCTTCAGGTGTTCTTTGTAAACGCTCTTGTCTTTCATAATACTCAGGAACGTACTCCTGATTCATGTAATCAATTTTAAACTGTCTATATGCTGATTTGGCATTCAGATGTTCTTGCTTTGCTTGTTCAGTACCAGTTCTAAGCCAGTTATCATATGTACGTGCTACATTATTCTCTAGCTTATCTTCCTCTAGACGGTAGTTCTTAAACTTACCAATAAGACTCCAAACTTGTCTCTCTACTATACCACCTGTTTCTTTATCATATTTACCTACACTATCAAGAAAGCCAACCTTCTCACCAAGTTCACCAACTTTAGTAGGGTTGTATCCTGCAGCCTTAAGTAGGGGGCGCATCTCTTCTGCAAACGTATTAAACTTTTGTTGACTTACTATCATCACTTCATTCAATGCATTCTTTACGTACAACGCCAACCCACCTACAATTGGATCTGTGTTATATAAATATCCTTCTAAGTAACTATTAAAAAAGTTTGCGTCTCCTATTTCTCCTTTTATTAGTCCCCTTATCTTTTCTTTACTTATAGATAAACCACCTTT